ACCTTTACCCACACCAACTCGTTCTTACCCTGATTGAAGACTTTAGTGCCTCCAACCAATAACGGCATAACATTAGTACCGCGCTTGCCAGCCGATACAGTGGAAGCCATTTGGGTATCAATGCTGCCCTGATCACCAGTTTGGATAGCGGCCGAGATAGCCATTTTCCTTCCGGCGACAAGATCCTGATACTCGTATTTAGCATCCCATGTGTCAGTAGCTTCAGATGAGGCCACGGTAATATCATTACCACCGCCTTTGATCCGAACCACAATGTAAGTCGTACCATCTACCGCAACCCAGTTCTGCACTATGCGCTGGTTAGCGGTTGAAAGGGAAACATAGTTCACTCCATCACCAACACCACCAGCGTTAATCAACGCTACCAAGTTATCAATCGTTGTGGCTGTGTCAGTCGTCTGCAAGATATTCCCAGCAGTCGTGCCGATAGCAGATTGAAAAGTAAAAGTGATACCTTCAATCGTGATAGTGGCTTCATCAGTCGGGTTATCCGCTGGAGTCCAGCGAGCTTCTGTGGTTACGTTGTTGGACTTATAAATCTTAAGCCCACCGTACTGACCAACCATTCCAGTTTCGCCGGTCTTGTCGCCGAGCATAGACTCTTTGCCTCCGATAAACTGCCATAGCTTGTTGTAAGCCAGTGGGCTAACAGCAAAGTATCGCTCGCTCTCGGGGATATTCAATGCGTCCAACGCTTCGTTGACCTCACCAAAAAGCAAGGCAACATTCGCGCTTGTTAAACTAATACCTTCGTCAGCCGTACCTCCTAGGCTGGCGGCGTCTACCGTTGTGGTAGCGTTTACAACTTCGTAAAGCACTTGACTGTCAAACCTTACACCAATTCGCTGACCTGCTTCCTCTGACCATAGACGGACGGTTTTATACTTGTTCTGCAATGCGTCAATATCGTCAACGTACATCAACAATGAATAAAACTGATCCATTGTCATCTGGTCGGAAGTGTAGCTCAAATCCTGCGCGGTTAACGCAGTTCCTTTGGTGTAGTTTTCCGCAACAACATCGCTGCGGTACGGCCTGTCTACAATGCGTCCATCATTCCCTAGCACACTTTCTTCGGAGAAGTCAGTGATAGCTCGGAAAATGGTGTCCTTGTAGAACTTTCGGCCAGCCGCTCTGCTCCAATAAGTTGGAGAGGCGGCTGTTAAACTATTTGCCATAAGCTCTCAATTTTTGTTATGAGCCTCGGCGGGTTAAAGTTAGTGTTTATGCGTTTTAACCAAGTAATCTTCTACCTTCTGCGCTTCTTCGTCTGAAAGGTTAGCGTATTCTTCCTCGGTAATGTTGGAGTAATCAATCTCCTTGTTACCTCTGGCTACACCTTTAGTCCCTTTCTCGCCGCCACTCTTTGGCTCTGGGCTTATTAAGTCCTTTAGCTCGTCGGCTTTTAGAGTATAAATCTCTTTAGCTGATAGGCTAATGTATCGCTCATCAAAATAGTGGTTCTTTAACGCAGTTTGAACAGATTGTAAGTCCTCGTCGGAAATGCTTGGATGTTGCTCTTTTAAGAGCGGGGCAACTTGAGCAGAAAAGTGTTGATTATATTCCAAATCTTCCTTTTGCTTGCTGTTGCTAGCTAGAACCTCGTCTAGTCGCTTTAGCTTATCCTTAACCTCGTCAGGCAACTCCACCTTGGATTTACTAGGAATTAAGTCGGCTAAATCATCTAAAAACTGTTCTGTAACCGTATCCTTGTATTTCTCTTTGAGTTTAGCAATCTTGTCTTTAGCGTCAGATACTTCTTGCTTTGGCTCGTTTTTAATGTCCTCCTTAGGTTGTTCCACCGCTTCGGCTTTCGCTTCTTTAGCGGCTCGCTTTTCGGCTATTTTAGCCTTCCAAGCAGGAATTTCCTTTGGTTTACGAGGAGTTCTTTCAGGTGGCTCTTCGGGAGCTTCCTCAATTTCCTCATCTTTGGGCTTTTCACCCTCTAGCTCCTCTTTCTGTTCCTCTTTGGGTTCAGGGGTTGGAGTTTCCTCTTTAGGAGTTTCTGGTTCGGCAAATGTTTCACCATCTGCTTTCATTTCGTCCATCAACTCTTGAGTTTCTTTATCCATAGTTTTTTATTTCACCTGCTAAATTCTTAGGCAGGAGTGCATCTAATTTTATAAATTGGCTGACTAAGCTCAAGTGGGTTTATTAGTAAACCTCCAAAACTCTTGGGGTCTTATAACCCCTCCCTAACCTCACGCTAGGGAGGAGCTATAAAGCTCCTTATAAAGCCGGACTATCATCGTTCGGACTCCACGTTCCTTTACCCTTATTGGCTTTCTTCTGCTCTGGGTCTTTTAGGTTGAATTTGGTTACCAACTTGTTGCAGTAGGTATAGCCCAGATTTCCTTCGCTAATCGGGCAAACACGCTGTAATTCTTTGTTTACAACCGTGTAGCGTCCTTTGCCTAGGTCTACTAACTGGAAACGACCAACACGCTTCAAATTCTTTAAAATAGCTTTATCGGACTTTGATGCATCGCTGGTTTCTGGCTTCTTGCCTTCTTTCAAATCCTTCTCGGCCTTTTCCTCCATTACTTCAGCGACCGCTTTCTTTTCCAATTCGCTAGTATCTTTTTGGTTTTTGCTTTTTTTTGGCATACATATCTTTTATTATTTACTAACGACCTTTATATAATTCCGCATAATTTGCTAATTCTTCGTTGACTTGTTGCTCTATGGCTTTTAACTGCTCTTTATCAAATAAACTTATAAACCATTCGTAGAAATTTCGTTTGTCCATCAGGTTATCTCGTTTTTTATCGGGTAGTGTTTCACTTGTCGCCTCTAGTAATCTTTGGTTAATTGATATTATTTCGTCTTTGCAATAATTGGCTATATCCTTGACTGCTTCATGCTTTGCTAGATTTTCGTATAGTTCCGAGTCCTCAATTCTTTTCCTTAATGCCTTTATCCGGTCTAGGTCTTCGGGAAAAGCCGGGTCGGCGAACTTACTTTCTAATTCTTGTATTTTGTTTAATATATCCATAATTATACCACAGGTTGGGCTGGTTGCTCAACTTGTTGCGGGGCTGGTTGAGCTGGCAACTGTGCCTCTTGCTGTTGCTGAATGGTAAACTGCGCCATTAGGTTGGCATTTTTTATAGCTATCTGCATATGATCGCTGGCATACTTCATAATGGCGACAAAAACATTATCATCTAGCCTGTCGCTCTCATCCATGGCGTGCCTGACAATCTTGCGAATAAAGGCGGTGTTTGCGCCTTGGTTAATCTTTGGAGTTTCGCCGTCTTCAATCATCTCAACGGCCATAGCCGCTTCACTTAGCAGCTCGGCATTTGCGCCCTCTTCCTTGTCTAAGAAATCCCTGACCTTATCCTCGGAAAACTCCCCCAGTCTAAGCCGTTCCTCTAACAAAGTTTTAGGATTAACTTGGGCCAAAAGCACCTCACTCCCGATAATATCACCTAGAGCCGCCGCTTGTTTGTCTTGGGTTATTCTGTCGTTTTGGGCTTCAATGTTCGCGCTCACCACCTCAATCCCGAGATCCTCACGCATTTCTTTTTTGGTTAGCGGCTCTTCTTTTAAGCCCGTTAAACCTAAGTACCTCGTCATTAGCCCTTTGGCCGGGGCAAAGTCTATTAGGTTGGACTTATACCGCTTGGCTATATCAATATGGCTCTGCACATAGAACTTATTAAGCAGTCCAAATCTATCCGCCGCTTGCTGGATGTTGCCGTAGTAAATCCCTACTTTATCCTCGTCTGCGTTACCCTGTGCGCTTGGCGTAACGCCTGTTTTCTCGCCTAAGAACGAATTAAGGAATTGAATCAGGTTTACCGTGATACTGGAAGTATCGGGCGTTTCTACTTTCTGATAGGCGTTGTTGATGCTTTCGCCGTCGTTTAGTTTCAGTCTGATGACTCCATTGGGTCGGTACTCAAACTCTCGCGGATCAATAACCTTTCGGGCGTTAGCTAATATCATATCCCAGTTACGCTTTTGGATGTTGTCAAAGTTCTGGTTAATCAAAATACGCATTGCCTCGGCTACTGGGTAAACGCTATCTACTGGTGCACGTCCTAGGAAGTTAACCGGACTACGTTCGGTGTGCCAGACTACCCACGGGCTAAGCCCTGACTCATACATCTTTTTAAGTGGCACGCATTTAACTATAGTCTGATATTCATAGCTAAAGAGTAGGTAGTAGTCCTCGCCGTTGTAGCGGGTTACTAACTCAATCAGATTAAAAGTATCTACACCTGTGTAGTTATAATTCTTGGGATTAAGCCCCATTGCTAGATAGCGGTTGTGCTTGGCGCCTAGATCATCCTTAACTTTCTTGTTATCGGCCTCTGACGCTATTTTTAGCAACTTGGCTACGCCTTCCTTGTTATAATCGCCGTCCTCTAAATCCTCCTTCGTCTTGAATATATTTATCTGGCCTTTGAATAGGTGTCGCTCTAAATCTCTGCCTCCGTACGGCTCAAATATCATGTCATGGTAATCCACGGCTATCAGTTCCTGCTTATATTCTGGTTTACTGCTTGGGATTAGCTTCAGTGTTCCAAAACCTGAAAACATTGCGAGTTTTTTAGCGTCTAGGTCTGCGCCGTTGTAGTCGCCTCTATCCGGGGCGCTGTCTCGCTCCCATGCGGAGTTGAACTTCTTGCTTATCTTTAGCGTTGCCTCTCGGATCTTCTTGAACTTAACCCTGATTGAATCGTCAATCTTACTCTCTAGGGTCTGCACAAAGCCCTCTAGGATAGGCACTGGGATGTTAAACCTGCCCTTTAACGCGGGTTTAGTCTTGCCGAGGTACATATCCTCGTACTTGGCTATCTGGGCGTATCGGGGCTTGCGATACTCTAAGCAAGTTTCCACCTGCTTCATCGCTATCTCTAAAAGTTTTGCTTTATTTACTTTGGGCATTTTCTAAATACTCTATCTCAATTTGCATGTACCTTTTTTCTACCTCCAGCGCTTCTTCTTCAAACTGTTTGCGGATATCGTTGACCATTTTCTCCTGTTCTGTGCCTGCGAATATCGGGATTAGTTGGTGCAGTCCCTCAAGTTTCTTCTTTAGATTAACAAACTCTTTATCCATTTTACATAATTATACCACAAATAGAAAAGCAATACTACCACTTTGCCATTTCTTCTTTATCTACTAGGTCGTTTTGAGCTGGTGCATATGCTCCTTCGTATTCGGATATTGATTGATGAACAGTATTTATCACTTTCTTTTCTTCCGGCTCCTCGGCTAGTTGCAATTGATAAGCCAGCGCGTCTGCTACGTCATCATAAGCCGATTTTGGAAATGTTAAAAGCTCATCCTCTAAATCAGCACACCTGCCTTTAATGTGATACACCGAGCCGGACTCATATCTTGGCACTAATCCTCGTATCCTAAGCTCTTTTTGGGTTTGGTTGTGCTTTAACTTGACTACATTGGGAAACTTATTTCTACGCCTCATTTCATCATCTAAAAATGGCTTTACTGAATGAATAAAAGCACCCTCCTCAATGCCTATCGTTTCAAACTGTTCATCGTGAAGTTTGAATATCAAATCAATTATCCCTTTTGAGTTTAATCGGTATCGCTCGCCTATCACATTCCATTTGTTCTCTCGGTCAATATAGTTCTTAACCACTCCAGTATAGTCTGACGACTCTTTCTCGGTCAAAGCCGTATCTATCGTGGCTACTCGCTGGGTATTCAACGCCAGTACCGCTTCAATGTCTCGTTCCTTAAACCACTCCTGCTTAAATTCTTGATTGGCTGATAGAATCGGCTGTTGCTGGTATAAAGATGACCAGTCATATATTCCTATTCCTGCCCTTATTTCTTTTAGCTTGCTGACCGAATATCTCTCCGGCCATAATGCCTCGCCTTTTTTGCGATACTGCTCATTCTTCTCGGCAATCGCTGGAAAACTGATAACCTTAGTCCGTTTGAAAAACTCCTCATTGGCCAATATCCTGCCTGCTAAATCGTCTAAGCGCCATCTAGTTAGAATTAAAATGACCTTGCCTCTCGGCTCTAGTCTTGTATAGGCCGTGGATGTAAACCAGCTCCAATGTTTATCTCGTATTAACTGGCTGGCGGCCTCCTCTGCGTTCTTGATTGGGTCGTCAATTAAAAGCACATTCGCTCCCCTGCCGGTAATAGCTCCGCCCATACCCACCGATGTATAACTTCCGCCGTTGTCCGTTCGCCATTTTGCTTTGCTTTTCTCATCATCTTTCAACCTAGTATTAAAAATAAACCGATACTCTTGGCTATCGGTTAATCCTCTTGTCTTACCGCCAAAATCTAGTGCTAAATCTGCTGAATACGATACTGTGATTATCTCTTTATCTGGGTATCTGCCTAAAAACCAAGAGGGGAAGTTTATTGTTGCCAGCTCACTCTTGC